GAAACATATGACACGATGATGCAATCACTTCATAACATTGATTTGAGTCAAGTAATTGAATTAGATGATAATACCGACTTGTCAGGCGAGTTAGCGTGTGCAGGCGGTGCATGTGAGATAAAATAATGATACAACCGGCATCAAAAGATTGGATACAACAACAGTTCGTGAAGGAGTTTGGCAACAAGCTCCTTCCAACGGACTTTTATTATGATACTAACGGTTATCGAGTAATGACTGAAGAGTATCATCGAAGACGCGGAACATGTTGTGGCAACGGATGTCGACATTGTCCTTATGAGCCTAAACATAAAAAAGGCGAAACTATCCTAAAAGATATTTATTAATATGATACGATTAAAAGATATATTGAAAGAGTCTTATATTGATAACAAATTTCAATCTGAATTAATTGATAGGATAAATGATGAGTATAGGGAAGATTACAAATCATTAACCCCACAAGAAATTAACGATGGTTATTGTGATATATGGGCATCATTGTTCATGGAACGGTTTGGAGGAGATCATCAATGGTCTTTTGACTTTCCAAATGACCCAAATGGACATTCATGGGTAAAGTTAGGAAATAAATTTTATGATGCTGAAATGATAAATGGTACTACTGAATTAACAAATTTACCATTTTTTCAAAGATTTATAAAAAAATATGGCACCAGATGGTTAGATAATGAATTTTACACTAATATTCAAAAAACAAAATATGATGCATCTGGTATAGATACTCCGGGCAATCCAATAATGTAAAGAACTATGATACGATTACGACACATATTAAAAGAAATTGAATCTTCTAGTAATTTAGCTTATCAAAAAATTGATAGATTACCAGCTGGCAAACTATTTGATGATGCTAAAAATATAGAAAGTATTTTTAATAAAAGTCAACACAGTTGGAATGATGTTATAGTTGCATACGAACGACATGAAGAGAAACATCATATTGTATACGTAGACATATCGGATATTCATATAACGCAACCAAACATTCAAGCAAACAAAGTAAAGCAACTGCTTGATAACATCGATAAATTACCTCGTATCAATGTTGTTCAATTTAGTAATGGCGAAAAGGCAATATACGATGGACATCATAGACTCGTAGCCAATTGGGCATTAGGAAATTCAAAAATCAAAGTAAATTTAGTTCAACTGACAAAATACGATTGGTCCGGAATAGATACTCCAGGCGATCCAAACATGTAAAAACTTTGAATTTTAAATAAATTATCTTATAATATAAATAAGAAACAAGTTATGACTCAAGAACAAAGAAAAAATTTAGAATTAGTTAAATCTGGTTTTGCTAATGGCATCTCAACACAATTAGCAACAAAACAAATAATATTCGGACCAGATGCAAGATTAACCGATGTAGAGAAACAAGAGATTATCGATGATGCTGCTCATCATTATGGTGAGTTTTTACGTGCACTAGGTGTTGCGTGGGAAAATGATCCAAACTCGGATAATACACCTCGTCGTGTAGCAAAAGCATATGTTAATGATTTATGGAAAGGTCGTTACGAACCAATGTCTGATATCACATCTTTCCCTAGCGATGGATATGATGGAATTGTGTTTGAAGGAGGAATTCCATTAACATCGATGTGTAGTCACCATCATCAAACAATTGAAGGTTTAGTTCATATTGCATATATTCCAGCAGAAAATGGCAATGTAGTAGGTTTAAGTAAATTGAATCGAGTAGTTGAACATTTTGGAAGACGCGGAGCAATTCAAGAACAATTAACAGTGGCAATACAACATGCAATCGACGAACTTATTACTGACAATAAAGGCGTAGCAGTTATGATTGAAGCAACTCATAACTGTGTATCATGTCGAGGAGTAAAACATCGTGGTGCATCAATGAAAACTGCAAAGTTATCGGGTGCATTTATGACTGATTCTAGCACTCGATTTGAATTTTACGAATTTATAAAAGGTTACAATGCATAAGACAGTAGCAATTGTTGGATTAGGTATTGGTAAATTGTATGTTGATGTATGTAAATCTATCGGATGGAATGTAATTACGGTAGACATCAATCCAGACGCAAACGCTGATTTTTTATATATTGAAGATGCATTGCGAAACATACATGTAGATATGGGTATTGTTTGTACTCCAAATTTTACACACGAAACTGTTGCTGAAATTATGGCAAAACATGGCGTAGCTACAATTGTAGTAGAAAAGCCTGGTTTTGCTGATGTTCACCGTTGGATATCTTTTTACGAAACATATCCTAACTCTAAATTGTTCATGGTAAAAAACAATCAACATCGCATCATATTTGATTCTATTGATACATCGAATATCAAAGCTTTGCAATTGTTTTGGGTGAATCAAAATAGAATTCCAGGAGCAGGCAGTTGGTTTACTAATAAAAAATTAGCAGGTGGCGGAGTTTCACGTGATTTGATGCCACATTTATTAAGTGTCGCACAACGCGTTACCAATCAACCTTTGCAAAATATACACGCAACTTGTTATCAGCAATATGATATGGATACTGTAACAAACGAGTCGTCTTACGGACAATTTCATGCAAATGGAATTTACGATGTAGATGATTGTGCTATTGTATTTGCTGAATCAAACGGAATTGATATACAATGCATAAGTACATGGAAATATGATACAGACTCCGATGTAGTAAAATGGAAATTTCATATGAAATCCGGAGAAGTATTTGATTTCATATCTGGGTTATGTCCGGAATCGGCATATAATTCCATGTTGCAAGAATACATGTTTGCAGATGACGCAACATATAAAAAACATCAGGCATATGATACTGAAATTCACTCGATATTAGAAAACTTTACGGAATCAATTCAAACAGTTACACAAATCAAAAACATAATATATTAAATGAAAACAACCATATTTCATAGTTTCGGAGGTGAAACTATCAATGATTATGATTTCGATTTAGGCGAAATGCGTCCCGATCAAATTTTAATCAAAACTAAATATACCGGCATTTGCAGAAGTGATATTGACCAATACACAGGTAAAATTGAAATTCCATATGGTTGTTTCGGACACGAATCGGTAGGCGAAGTGGTTGCAGTTGGAGCCGATATAACGGAATTCAAAGTAGGCGATTTTGTTGCATCTCGAGATGATTTAGCATATTCTCCATATTTTTATGCAACGGAACCTAATACAACTCGAGTACCAGAATTGAGTACAAAATATATCATTGAGCCAGTTGCGTGTTCGGTAAACATTGCAAATCAAATACTATATTTTTGGAATCATCATGTTGATATGAAACATATTCTAATAGTTGGATCTGGTTTTGTATCTAATTTAGCTGCACAATATCTTAAACACATATTGCCAAAGTTATCAATTCATGTAATTGGAAATCATAATGAAGAACAATGGAACCGAATTGGCGCCAAATTTGTTACGTTTGACACTTGTGATACATATGACGTCATTTTGGAATTAAGTGGTAAACAAGAAAATTACGAACGCATAACGGATGTAGCTAATGATAATGCACATATATATTTGGCTGCATCATTCAATCAACCAGTACATACCACATTTTGGAAACCATTATGGAAAAATTTACAATATTCATTTCCATCTCCTAGATCCAAATCGTTTCCTATCATAATGAAACGAACTCCAGAACTAATTGAACAAGGAGTTTTAGATGTTGATTGGGTTTGGACCAATGCATATGATTCTAAAGATTATAAACAAGCATTTGCTGAATCTTTGCATAGAAATGGAGATACGAAATTTATTCGTAGCTTTTTGGTTTGGAATGATTGATTAATTTCATATAATAAATAAAAACATATGTTTGGAGTAGAATATTTTTACGGCAAAGAGGTAGAAGGTCCATTAACGGATATCGCTACGGTATTTGTTAGAACTCAAATACCAAATAATTGGGATGAATATCCACATATTTACTTGTGTATTAGTTACATAACAGATAAGCCAAATTGGCAAATTATCGAAGAAATGTTAGATATGCGATACATCGTTACATTGGAAGTGACACCTGATTTATTAAAATCAATTCCGCCGACAATGTTAAATCGTTGTCGCATCATGTTATCATTAGAGTGTCCGGAATTAGAATTATTAAAACGCAATGACATTGTAAAAATAGTTACTAGGCCATTTACCACGTATAATGTAGTAAAATGCAATATGCAAACATCAACTCCAGACGATTATAAATTTGATAGTAAAGAAGGATAAAATGGCAAAATATAATTCAACAAAATTATTCGACGGTTACTCAACTTGTTTCCGTCAATGGCGAGCAGAAGATACACATTGCAAATTCTTACACGGGTATGGCATTTCATTTAAAATCACATTTGAAGGTGAACTAGATGAAAAAAATTGGGTCTGGGATTTTGGTGGTATGAAACGTGCTAAATGTACTATTGGAGGAATGAATCCTAAAGCATGGATGGATCATACGTTTGATCACACTACAATTATAGCTGAAGATGATCCTTTGTTGCCATACTTTAAAGCAATGAACGAAATAGAACTTATCCAGCTAAGAATTATTCCTGCTACCGGAGCAGAACAATTCGCAAAATACATCTACGATAAAGTAAATGAATTTGTACTAGAAGAAACAAATAATAGAGTACGTGTTACTCAAGTAGAATTTAACGAACATAATAAAAACTCAGCAATTTATGGAGAGTAATGAACAATACATGTCCTTGTATACATATAGAGGACAAGCATCTAAACAATCTGGTTTAGGACGAGAAGTTAACGCAGCAGCAAAGGCAAAGCGAATTAAAATTGTATATGAACCGTTACCGGAAGCATTGCAAACGACAGAATTTACTTCAGTAGCTACATATCCAGTATCATTCTTAGATGAATATTTTGGCAAAGAACCTACACCCACTGCACCTTTAAATAATTTAACGGAATTACATCAAAGACTTATTAACCTGGAAACGCAGTTCGCACAATTAGTTAAAAGACTTGATACATTAATAATACAGGAAGAACATGACGACCTCCCATTCTAATAGAATTACAGATTACAATAAAACATTACCAATCATTGAATTGTATCGTTGTGTGCAAAGCGAAGGCAGTCGATTTGGCAGACCTACAATTGCAGTAAGAACAACGGGATGCACTCATAGATGCTATTTTGGTGAAGGCGGTTGGTGTGATAGTTGGTATACTAGTATACATCCGGAAAAAGGAACTTTCACATTCAATGATATCATTGCAATATATGATGCTAATCCTCACGTTAAAGAAATGATGATTACAGGCGGTTCTCCGACAATGCACCCGGCATTAATGAATGAATTGACTATGTTTGCTAGCAAGCGTGGTATCATTACCACAATTGAGACAGAAGGCTCACATTACGTTGAAACTGAAATTCCATTTGACTTAGTTTCATTATCTCCTAAATTTAATAACTCGGTACCGGTAATTGGAGCAACGACACCATTAGGTGACGTAGTTGATGAACGTATGATTAAGCAACATAATAAATTTAGGTTGCATCGAGAAAATATTGCAAAAATGATTGCATATCATCATGATTATCATTATAAACCAGTATGGGATGGAACACCGGAAAATTTAGAAGAAATTGAAACATTCCGAGTAGAAATGGGTATTCCAAAACATAAAACATACATAATGCCAGCTGGCGACACTAGAGATGAATTAATAAAAATGTATCCAATTGTATTTGATATGTGTGCAGAAAAAGGTTATAATATGACCGGAAGAGACCACATCATTGCATTTGATACGAAACGAGGAGTATAAATGAAAAAAATATTATATTTTACGGCAGAATGGTGTGGACCATGTAAAATGATAAAACCAAAAATGCAACAATTATCACAAACGTTGCCGGTACAATTCATTGATGTTGATACAAATAAATCAACTTGTGAACAATATGGTATTCGCAATGTACCGTGTGTTGTTATAATTGATAATAACGGCACAGTTACGGGAAGATTGGTTGGTAGCAATATAACACCACAATCAGTTACGGAAATGTTTAATAAATAAAAATAGGAATAAGTTATGGAATGGAAACCAATTGGAGATCAAGTACTCCTAAAACAATTAGAAAAACAAGATAAAACTCAAAGTGGTATTATCATTATGAATTCATTGGATGATTATATCGAATGTGATGTTTATGCAGTAGGAGATGGATTATTTACTCAAACCGGAAATAAAATTCCTATGACTGTAAAATCCGGAGACCGAGTTAAAATTTATTCTGGTAATTTAGGTTCACAAAAGAAAGTACAATTAGGATCAACCGATTTTATTCTAGTTCGCGAACATGAAATTGCAATGATAAATTTGAAACCATGATAGAAATTCTAGGATGGGTAAGCACGGCATTGGTATTAGTTGGCTATGTTGCTAATGCACGTGGATATAATAAAGCCGCAATGATAACTTGGATATCAGGCGATATCGGTTGGATTGTATATGATTTGCATATTAACAATATCAGTCATATGGTTTTAAGTTTAGTTATCATAGCAATCAATCTTTACGGAATATATCGTTTATGGAAAAATTCATTACAAAAGATGTAATCGCAAATCGAGTATATCAACTAGCAGTTGAAATTACACAAGATTATCGAAAATCAAAATCAAGTTTACCACCGGTAATGATTTGCATTTTAAATGGTTCAATACATTTCTTTTCGGATCTTACTCGTGCATTAAGTGTTACGAGTGAATTAGATTTTATACGTTTAAAATCATATAGTGGACAAGACAATTCTGGTGGCGTAATTTGTCTTAAGGATTTAGAGTTAGATTTACACAACAAACAAGTATATTTAGTTGACGATATTTGTGATACTGGTTCTACTATTCTAGAAGCATTGTTCATGATAAATAGTCGCCAACCTGCTGAGGTAAAAGTTGTTACTTTGTTTAAACGTAAAAATGGTGTAGATTTAACTGATTTTTGTGGATTTGAAATTGATGATGAGTGGATTTTGGGCTATGGATTAGATAATAACGGAATTCAAAGAGAATTACCAGATGTTTATAAATTAAATTAAAAAGAAAGACTCGATGTTTCAGTCAATAGGTTACGATAAAAAAACGGGCATAATGCACGTGTGGGATGATGAATTAGGACACCAAAAGTTTCCATTCAAACCATATGCATATATGCCAGACAAAAATGGCACAAGTCTGTCATTGGACGGAACTCGATTAAGTCGCGTTGAAGGAAATTTTAAAGATAATTCAGAAGCATATGAATCTGATATAAATGAAGAAATTCGAACATTAATAGATTTATATCATGAATCAGATGAACCGTCAAAAGGTCATCGTGATTTCTTTTTTGATATTGAAACGGAACGCGATGAAAATGGTTATTCAACCGCAGCAGAAGCACGTGCAAGAATTACATCAATTGCATATTATTCTAAATCAACCAACGATAGACGCGTATTGCTATTAGACGAAGAACGTCGTTTAGAATGCAACGGGTTTGGTGGTGATGGCTATGTAGTTGAAGTATTTACGTCAGAAGCTACAATGTTAACTCGATTCATTAACATATTCGCAGAAATACAACCCACAGTAATTTCCGGATGGAATACTGATAATTACGATATTCCATATTTAATCAATCGAATTAAAAACATATTAGGTGTACAAGCCACAAAAAAATTGTCACCAGCTGGAATAGTTGAATGGAATAAAAATCGAGAACGATACAAAATATTTGGTGTATCTAGTTTAGATTATTTAACTTTGTATAAAAAGTTTACTTACACTGAATTAGCCAATTATCGTTTAGACACCGTTGCTAAATTTGAATTAGGACGAGGTAAAGTAGAATACGAAGGCGACTTGAATCAATTGTTTGCCACTGATATCAATAAATTTGTTGAATATAACATGGTCGATGTTAATTTAGTGCATGATTTAGATGATAAATTGCAATTGATACCGTTAGCACGTACAATTTGTCACAAAGGACATGTTCCTTATGAAGATGTATATTATGCATCTAAATATTTAGATGGTGCAGCAATTGTCGATTTAAAACGTAACAATTTAGTTGCTCCAAATAAACGATTCCGCTTTGTAGAAGAAGAAACTGAATCCGATGCATTGGCAGGAGCTTATGTAATGGCGCCAGTACCTGGATTATATAAATGGATTTATGACTTAGATTTAACTTCTTTGTATCCAAGTATCATCATGAGTTTGAATATATCTCCAGAAACCAAAGTAACTGTTATTCAAAATTGGGATTCGGAATGTTTATTAAAACCAGAAGCTACGCAGGTATATTTCACAGATGGCACGTATGCACAAAATGTTCGCAATTGGCTTGAAGATAACAAATATACAGTTGCTAGCAACGGAGCTGTATATCGAACCGATATTAAAGGATTCTTACCAACTATTCTAGAAAAATGGTTTAATGAACGTGTAGAATACAAAGATAAACGCGATGAATATGCTGTTGGATCTGAACAATATAAATTTTACGATGCATTACAATTAACACAAAAAGTATTGCTTAATTCATTTTACGGAGTATTAGGTTTAAAAACATTTAGATTCCATGACTTAGATAATGCAGGTGCGATTACAGCAACAGGACAAAGCATCATTAAATTTTCAGCAAAAGTAATCAATTCACATTACACAAAAGAAATTGGTGCGGATCATTTTATCAATGCAACCGGAATGCGCGCAGAATATGCATTTTATACTGATACAGATTCAACCTTTGTATCTAGTTTGCCATTAATCAAAGCACGATATCCAGATTGCGATGAAACCGACGAACAATTTATGATTGAAAAAACCAATGAAATTGCATCTGAAGTTCAACGCAAAGTTAATGCAATGTATGATATATATGCAGACAAGTTTCACAATACACGCACGCATCGATTCCAAATTAAACAAGAATACATTGCAAAATCTGGTTTGTGGATTGCAAAGAAACGTTACGCACAATGGGTTATTTTTAAAGAAGGAAAACCTACCGATAAATTAGACATCAAAGGATTAGATGTTGTTAGGTCTAGTTTCCCGGAAGATTTCAAAAAAATCATGAAAGAAACATTGTGGAATATTCTTAAGGAACGAGATAAAACAACGACATCCGATGTAATACATAATTTCAAATCCGGATTGAAAAATTCACAAGTATTGAATGTAATGAAAAACTCCGGAGTCAAGGAAATTTCAAAATTCGTAAAAGGACGACGTCCATTCACCGGATATCCAAAAGGAACTCCAGCACACGTTAAAGCCGCAATCAATTTCAATGATTTTTTACATATGCATAAAATCAAAGATATTACTCCGATACAAAATGGAGAAAAGGTTAAGTGGGCGTATTTAGCAGATAATCCATATGGATTCGATACAATGGCACTTAGAGGTTATGAAGATCCAATACCAACCATGGAATTTGTGGAACAGTACATTGACCGTAATAAAATATTCAGACAAGAACTTCAAAATAAATTAGATGATTTTTACGCTGCAATGAATTGGGGAGCTTTTCCAGAAAATAATAACGCAAAAAAATTCTTTTCCTTTGGAAAATGATGATAAATTATATATAATAAGTTATGAAATATAGTGTAGTAGTAACATTTAGTATCGAAGGGTTTCATTGTTGGCCTGATGCTAAAGACATTTTTCCAGAAGTAGCATTTTTATCAGATAGACATCGACACATGTTTGGTTTCCGTTGTTATGCAAATGTAACGCATACGGACCGAGATGAAGAATTTATCTTATTGAATCGCAAAATACAAAAAGGTCTTCGTATAGGATTTACTGGTTCCGAGACTAATGTATTAGAATTTGGTTCAATGTCATGTGAAATGATTGGAGAGTGGTTATTAGAATCATTTCCAAGTTTGTATAAAGTAGAAGTTTGGGAAGATTTTGAAAACGGTGCAATCATTGAAAGGTAACATGAAAATATTTTTAGTAGATTTAGAATCAGTACCTACTCGATATACTTGCGAATGGAAATGGCACGTTCCCGCTTTATTGCGAGATAATGGATTTGACGTTGAAGTAATCGAAGGCGACTTTGATATACCAGATGCCGTTACTCCAGGTGCATTTTTGAACTTTGGTGGCACTAACATGTACAAGGCAACGCAAACGCATCGTTTAGCTGAGTTATTTACTCAAGGCAAAATTAATCCGGGTGACCAAATAGTATTTACCGATGCATGGCACCCGGGTATCATCAATGTTAAATACATGAGTGAACTTTTAAATATTCCCGTTGTAACGCACGGATTATGGCACGCGGGTTCATATGACCCGTATGACTTTTTAGGACGTCTCGTGGGAGATAAACCATGGATTAGGCACGCAGAACAAGCATTCATTGGTGCATTTGACCATAATTGGTTAGCAACTAGTGCGCATTTTAATTTAATGAAGAAAACGTATGATATTGCACATAATCCGACTTTCGATAGAACGGGTTGGCCAATGGAATACACGGAAACAATGATTGCTCCGCAGTTGTGGGCTAAAAAAGAAAATATCATAGTATTTCCGCATCGAATAGCTCCTGAGAAACGATTAGATTTATTTCAAAGATTAGCAAAACATCCAGACTTGAAACATTATCAATTTTGTGTAGCAATGGAAATGAATTTAACGAAATCGCAATATCATGAATTGCTACAACGTGCACGATTTGCAGTTTCATTTGCAGACCAAGAAACATTGGGTATTTCGATGTATGAATCAGCGTGTGCTGGTGCATGTCCTATAGTACCAAATCGGTTGTCTTATACGGAAATGTATGACCCGATGTTTAAACGAGCTGATTCGGTAAATGACGCAGCACGTGCAATTTTAGAATACGAACACAAAGAAATATCAGAATCAATAGCACAATTAGTGCAAAAGTTACATAATAACTTTTTTTCAGCAAAACAATTAATTAATAAACTAAAGGAATACAATGAACGAACAAAATAAACGTTTCATATATTTTCCGTCTCTATCTGCAGGATCTATGGTATCTGCATTTAAGAAGGATATGAAATTTGAAAGCGGTGCACCCGTAAAATTCTTTGATTCTCGATATCCAAAAGAATGGCGACACCCTTACTTCTTGGTTACTGCGGGGCATCATTATAAAAAAATGGATTTTCGAGAACAATTGGGTTTAGAAAAAGATGTATTAACATTTGGCGACTCAGGTGGATATCAGGTTGCAACCGGTGCATTGCCATATAGCAATGAATTACGAGAAAAAATCTTTCATTGGTTAGAAGCTAATAGCGATGTAGCTGCAAATTTAGATATTCCGCCGAAAAATAAATATAGAAATCAATTTGCACATTGTGCTGACATTAGTTTTGATAATTTTGCTTGGTTTGAAAAACATCAAAGTGGAAAAACCAAATTCTTAAACATGTTGCAAGGATCAAATACCGATGAATATACTTGGTGGTATCATAAATTTAAACATTTTGATTTCCAAGGGTGGGCGATTGGTGGTCCTCAAAAATTAGTAGATTTCATGTTTGCGGTGGCATTAATGTTAAAAAATCGCGAATTTGAAAATCCTAGATTAGAATATGTACATTTATTAGGTATTAGTAAAATTTCGGATTTTTTCATTTTAGCAACATTGCAAAAATTAATGAATAAACATACCGGCAATAGAATATACATTACTACGGATTCTTCCTCGCCAGGACAATATCCAGTATTTGGAACATATTTGCATTCAACAAATTACAAAACTCAAACGTTTTCTGAATTGTATTTTCCAAAAAATGCTGAATATCGCAGAAAGAATCATATTAAACAAGGTAGACCCGATGCAACTAGCATAGATTTAACACAGCATGTTCCGTGTTCATTAGGATGCCCTGCGTGCGAAGATTTTACTTATGAATTATTAGGTGGACAAACCGCAACTGGATTGGATCGTTATTCACAAGAAGCTATGCCTAGAATGGTTGTTCATAATACGCATTTATACGTCCGCGCAGCAGAAGATATCAATCAAATGGTAGACAGTCACGTTGAATTATTAGAAACGGTTGTTCCTAAAGATTTATATGATGTAATCCTTTCATTACACGAAATGTTCGGAGATCCAGATGCAGCATTGAATACGTACGAAAAATACATTAAAACATATAAAAAGTTCGGCGGAAGTAGCATTTCAACTACAGATGCAGAAAATTTCAATAAATTCTTTAAATTTTAAAAAGGTCACAAAATGGAAAAAAGTAAATTACAGTCATTTATCAGTAGATATTATTTAGCTGGTAACTGCGAAGCGGTTATTTTGAAAGAAAATGAAACCGGAGTTGGGTGTGAATTAATCGATATGGATCAAACCGTAGTAGGAAAAATTCAATGGTTAACAACGCCGTTTATGAAAGGTACATTGGGTATTAATCACACGGGTGCATTAATTAAAATGTTGGGTGCGGTTGGAGAAAATATCAATATTGATGTTAAGGATGCGGCAGGTAAAAATTATGCAATGACAATTTCGGAAGGCAGTACTAAAGCAACTTTCATGTTAGCAGATACCACAGTTATTCCGGCGGTTCCAACTATTAACACTGAGCCAGACTATCAAATTCAAATTGCAGTAAATGAAGAATTTATTAGCAAATTTATCAAAGCAAAAAATGCATTGCCTGATGCTAAAAACTTTGCAGTGCAAGTTAAAAGCGGCGTAATTAAATTCATTATCAATTACACGACAGTTAACTCTGATAATATTTCATTTGAAGTTGGAACTACAACAAGTGAAGATATGGATCCGGTTTGTTTTTCAGCAGACAAATTAAAAGAAGTACTTGTTGCAAATAGAGGCGACGCTGGTCAATTACATGTTTCTCCAGATGGATTAGCACGTATTGATTTTGTTGGATCTGATTTTGAATCAAGTTATTGGTTAGTAATGTTACAGAATTAAGATATGCAAGTAAAAATTAAAAAATTACATGTAGACGCAGTTATCCCGGCATATTCAAAGCCGGGTGATGCTGGATTGGATTTGACAGCAGTATCGGCAACTCAGGATCAATATGGAAATGTTGTTTATGGTACCGGATTAGCAGTTGAAATACCGGAAGGGTATGTTGGTTTAATATTCCCTAGATCATCAAATAGCAAAACAGATTTATATCTAACAAATCATGTAGGTGTTGTTGACTCTGGGTATCGTGGTGAAATTATGTTTAAGTTTCGCCCCGTTAACGGATTATTGAATGCTAAAGTATTCCAAGTAGGTGAGCGAGTAGGTCAATTAATAATATTACCATATCCAACGATTATGTTTGAGGAAACAGAAGAACTTTCCGATTCGGATCGCGGAGCTGGTGGATTTGGTTCAACAGGTAAATAAATAAAATATGTACGGAAACACAGAAAACACGCTTTGGGTAGAATCATTTCGCCCTAACACATTAGATGGTTATATCGGAAACGAGCATATCATTGAAAAAGTTAAAATCTTCATTGAAAATGGAGACGTACCACATTTATTGTTTTATGGATCAGCTGGTACTGGTAAGACAACATTGGCAAAAATTATTGCCGGAAGTGTTGATGCCGATTTAATGTATATTAATGCATCAGATGAAAACTCAGTAGACGCAGTTCGCGACAAAATTAAGCGTTATGCATCAACCGTTGGATTTAAACGATGGAAAATTATTATATTGGATGAAGCTGATTATTTAACGCCAAATGCACAAGCAGCACTTCGCAATTTAATGGAAACTTATAGCAAAACGACACGTTTCATTTTAACATGTAATTATGTTGAAAAGATAATTGATCCAATTCAATCTCGTTGTCAGACATTTGCAATAACACCTCCAAATAAAACTGATGTTGCAAAACGCTTAGTAACGGTGCTTGAAGAAAAAAGCATTAAATATGACATCAAAGATATTGCTGCAATTATTAATGCATCATATCCGGATGTTAGACGTGCAATCAATGCCGCACAAGCATCGGTAGTTAGCGGAGTATTGCAATTAGATAAAGCAAGTGCAATTCAAGCAAATTATATGTCTGAAGTGTTAGAAATGCTTAAGAATGCTAAAGACAAAAAAGCAACATTCACAAAAATACGTCAATGTATTGCTGACAGCAAAGTTAAAGACTTTACGCCATTGTATACATTTTTATACGACAATTTAGATGAATTCGCACATGGCCATATTGCACCTTGCATTTTAATTTTAGCGGAAGCACAATTCAAAGATGCTAGTGTTGTAGATAAAGAAATTAACATAATGGCAATGTTTGCCAATTTAGTAGGAGAATTATGAGTTTAATAGCAAAAGGCATCAATCCGACGGATATGCAACCAATTATCTGTAAAGCGTGCGATGGAATGTATTTTCGTCAAGTTACGGCAATTAACAAGGTATCTAAATTGTTAACTGGCGCAGATAAAGACACAATGGTTCCAATTCCGGTATTTCGTTGTGATGATTGTGGCGCAGTGCCGGAAGAATTTCAGCCAATTAAATTAAAATCTAAATAATGTCTATACAATATCATAAAAGTACCGTAACTGTAGTTTTTAAAACTTCTTCTCGAAGCAATGCAAAAACTAAAATGAAATCGTTCCGGAACAAGACAATCGATGATATTTTAGATGCAACAAAATTAATCGGCATTCCGGATAATGCTGTAATATTAGAAATTGGATTAGGTAAACAATTAGAAGAACAATATCGCAAAAAATATAAACTATAAACATGGCAGAAGAAAAAAAAGGTGCAACAATTTTCGATTTCATTGATGGATTAACGCATAAAAAGAAAGAATGGTCAAAATGGTCCGAATCGGATCAAAAGAAATTTGCTCCTTTTATTGTGAATCGTTGGTTGAGTATGAGAATGGAATTGGTGGAATTGGTTAATGAATTTCAAACATATACAATTGGTTTGTTACGTCCACAAGAGACATATCGTTTGTATCACGAATTCCTTCCAGCATCCAAAGGTTTTGCCAAATACATAAAAGGCAAATCCGAAGATAAGTATGAAAAAGCGTTAATTGAGCAATTCGCAGAACATTATCAAGTCAGCAAATCAGAAGCTACAGATTATATTGATTTGATGGATAAAACTCAATGTGAACGCATTTTAACAATGTATGGGTATAGTGAAGGAGACAAAAAGAAATTATTGAAAGGAATAAAATGACATATATACCAATTGACCCACAAACAGGTTTTCCGATGCACCAATTTGACCAATTTGAAACCGAACGAATAATACCAAAAACAGATAGTATCGTTGATTCAATTATTGACCGATTCGTAATGCGAGCTCAAATTGGCAAAGCAAAGTACGGCGTCGACTTGGATCGCACGGATCTGTCTCTCAAAGAATGGCTACAACATAGCATTGAAGAAAAATTAGATGACATTCTTTATATGCAACGTGCATTAAAAGAGATAGAACGGTTGGAATCTACAAAATAATTTCATATAATATAAAAAAATAAATTAAATGAAAGACAAAATTAGATTACCTGCCATTTTAATGGCGTATGTGATGATTGTGTATTTTTATTTCGAATACGTCATCTCGCGAGAAGTTTCAAATTATATATTGTGGCCAAGCACAATTGTAATTTTTTATTTAACTTGGGAAACAATTAAATTAATTTCAAAACAAATCTTTAACAAATTATGATTTCAATTATTATTGCTGTAATCTTTACAGTATTAGCTGTTATAACGGCTTTTTCTTCAAGCTTGGTAACCACAGACAAATATGGTGATGCCAATATTGATTTTAGTAAAATTATCAAACCGGTTGCAATTTTGATTGTAGGTTTACTAATCTCCGGGATTCAACCATTTGCAATTGAAAAAATTGATGCTGGTAACAAAGGATTAAAAGTTAACTTAGTCGGCAATCAAAGGGGAGTTTCTAGTTACCAATACAAGACCGGATGGGTTGTGTATAATACATGGACCGAACAAGTATTAGAATTCCCAATATTTCAGCAACATATTGAGTATGATGACCAAACGGTTATTCTTAAAGGCGGATTTCCAGCCACTATTAAACCATCATTTAACTATTCATTAAAAGAAGATGCTATAGGTGACATGTTTATTAATTTAAGAAAACCAATTACAGAGATTGAATTAAACTGGCTAAAAAATGCAATTATCGGTGCTGTCAATGACGAAGCCAATAAATGGGAAGTTGATAGTATATTTAATCACCGACAAGCATTTGAAGCTGCAATCGTTACCGAATGTAACATAAGACTTTCTAAGTGGTTTAATGTGTCACAATTAAGAACAAATATCACACCACCTGAAGCATTGCAAGAATCAATTATTGCTAAAACAAAATCAATTCAACAAGCACAAGCATCGGAACAACAAGCATTAACGGCAATTGCAGATGGAAAACGCAAAATTGCAGTAGCTAGGGCAGACAGTGCGGAGCAAGTAATTAATGCCGCAGCAGCAGCAAAGGTTATCAAGCTAAAACAAAACGAATTGACTCCAATGTATATTGAATATTTAAAAGCACAAGCATGGGACGGTAAGTTACCATCCACGATTGCAGGAGGTAGTGGTACCTTTTTGAATATAAAGTAACCACCGATTAATTTAATTTATTTACAAGTGCTAGCAGAAATGTTAGCACTTTTTTACTGTTCTTTTGGTTTTTTAATATTAATTTCATATAATATAGTATGAAACAAGGAAATTATTTACTGCCTATATACAAATTATCGCAGATTGATCCAAATTCTGTTCCTCGCAAAATATCATATTCACAATGGTCATTGTATGAACGTTGTCCATTATCATGGAAATTGAATTACATTGATGGATTAGCTCCATTTCAGTCAAGCATTGACACTGTGTTTGGAACTGCATTTCACGAGACGTTGCAATATTTCTTAACGGTAATGTATACCGAATCAGTTAAGAAAGCTGAGTCATTGGATTTGCAATCAATTCTCACAAACAAGTTACGTGAAGAATATTTACGATGCGTAACGGAAACAGGTGGCAACCATTTTTCAAATCCATTACAATTAGCAGAATATCTTGAAGATGGGGTTGCTATCCTGGATTGGTTCAAGAAACGACGCAAACAATACTTTTCAACAAAAAATCACGAATTGGTTGCAATAGAAATGGAACTTTGTGTACAAGCATCTGATAAGAATCCGTCAGTGTATTGGTATGGTTTCATAGATTTAGTTATTAGGAACACTGAAACTAATCGCATTTATATTTACGACATAAAGACATCTCGTAGTGGTTGGAATGCAAATGCAAAATCAGATTCATTGAAAATGGCACAATTGATTGCTTATAAGAATTATTTTAGCAAACAATTCGGTACCGATGTTGATAGCATCGATGTTGAATTTTTCATTGTTAAAAGAAAGATTGTAGCAGAATCAATGTTTCCTCAAAAGCGTGTGCAACTCGTAAGACCATCCGCTGGATCAGTAAATCGCAAAAAAGTACAAAAACAAATTGATTCATTTGTTGAACAATGTTTTGATAATGCCGGTGTAAAGAACGCAAATGGCAAATATCTAGCAACAGCAGGTCGCGGAGCTGCAAATTGCAAATATTGTCCATTCAAAACAGATTATGAACGTTGTCCAAAAGAAAATCGAATAAGAGAATGAAACACGAACACGAACATATATACGTATATCAGTTTGATATAGAAAATCACAGAACATGGGGTGGCAAACGATGGGATACAATGGAATATAAATTGTGCACTGATATCACGGGTCCAGACCACAAAGAAAATCGAAAAACATTGGAATCCATGTTGCGATTAGTATATGGACATTATCCAAAAGGCGTTAAATTTTTATATGAAAAACGATGAATAAAATTGCAGTAATTGGAAATACCGGATGGCAAAACCGAAGAAAAGTGCAAGAAACTTTGCAACAACTTAAAGCCAGATTCGGTACCGAATTAATTGTTATAGGAGCAGGAGGAAATGAAGGAGCAAATCACATGGTTAAAAAATATGCATTGGAATTTGGCATTCAATATGAAGAATATAATCCTTCATTTTCAGGATACAATATATATTCAGCAATGCCTGAGACTTATTACGGAAAGCCATATCATTTTAGTCAATTACATCATCGCATGAAATTAATTGCACAACGTTGTGATTACATGATAATAATGTCAAACGAATCTGCATTAGATCCTGTATTAAAAACAGCATATTCTAATGTTAACAAGTTACAAAAACCGGTGGTTATCTTAGGATAATCATATTTATATAAAAGTTATAAAGGATAAAATGGAGTTACCAAAGTTACAAAAAATCGACCCTAACAAGCCGAAGAAAAAGAAAATTTTATTGTTAGCCGATGATTTTCGATTACCGTCTGGAATCGGAACGATTAGCAAAGAAATCATTTTGAATACAGTTCACAAGTATGATTGGGTTCAATTGGGTGCGGCATTACAACACCCCGACGCTGGCAAAGGATTTGATTTGTCAGAAGATATTCGCAAAGAAACTGGAGTAGATGATGCATCAGTTAAATTGATTGCATGGAATGGATATGGAGATAGAAATATTTTATTTTCAATTCTTCAACAAGAAAAACCAGATGCAATATTTCATTTTACGGATCCACGTTATTGGACTTGGTTATATGCAATTGAACATGAAATTAAAACAACGTATGGTATTCCATTAATATACTATTCAATTTGGGACGATTTACCATATCCAATGTGGAATGCGCCTTTTTACGGTAGTTGTGATTTGATTATGGGAATTAGCAAGCAATCGGACAATATCCATAGAGAAGTACTTAAACAGAATGGATTTGGGGTTGTAAATTACGATTACGATGAAACTGTTCCATCGAATGTTAATGTGAACGAAGTTATTACAGGTTTTGTCCCACATGGTTTAAATCATAACATATACAAACCATTAGAAGCAACAGATCCTACAAATATCAAAATGTATGATCAAGTTAAACGAGCAAATGGAGTTGATTTTGTAGTATTTTGGAATAACAGAAATATTCGAAGAAAACAACCTGGAGATTTGATTTTAGCATTTAAAACATTTGTTGATC